AAGCTCTTCCTTATTGTCAGGACGCTTCTTAGCTAATGCACTACGTGTCATCATTTGCAGTGTCTTGGCTGGTTTGATTTCAAGTGAAGCATCAAATACCTTAGCACCAAGACTCACTAAATGAATGAGTAGGTGATTCAATAATTGTGTCTTACCATGACCAGAATAGCCTGATACAACTGTGAACTCACTTGGACGTATGCGTAGTGGAAACTCATTCCATGGCATTGGATAACCAGCTTCACCATGCTTTGCATCATATAGATCCCATACAGCATCATTAAAGCTCATAGCAGTCTTAATTTCCTCAAGATCAATCTGTGCAGACTCATCAAGTGCTTTTAAGAATGCCTCACGATTAACGCCTTGTTGTAAACATTCATTGGCATCCTTATATGGTAAGGTAACAATGTAGCTACGATGTAAACCAAGTCTACGTGCAATCTTTTCGGCTGATTCACGACCAACGCCGTCCATATCAGTTGATATGTAAATGCGTTCAAAGCGTTCAAGCCACTCCCAATCAAGCTCGATCCATTCTTGGTCGGCTACACCATTAGGCACACTGACGGCAGCTATGCCAACAGTCTGATATGACATGGCATCAATCTCGCCCTCAGTAATAACAAGTGTATTGTCATTATCGGTAACAGTTCGTTTACCAAATAAGCAACGCTTTGTTTCCTTTGATGCCCACATCTTTTTCTTACCATCAGCACCACGTGCGATCTCAAGATACTTCATGTGAACTGCTTTATCATTACCAATATCAAAATATGGAAACACAATTGCTGTATCACCATTAACACCTGATATGAAGTTCTTATTAACAATGTCTTCAGTTAACTTACGTTCGTTAACTAAATAATTCATTACGTTGGTTTGCTGCTTTGCTAACTTAATAACTAAGCCAGATTTATCAGGCATAGCATAAGTTTTTTGTTTATACTTTTTAACCGATGCATGGTCATCTTTGATACCTAGCCATTCCTTTGCCTGTTTAATGGCCTCTACATAGGTTATATTGCGAGCTTTCGCCCAAAGCCATAGTGCGGTACCACCTTTATCTGATTCATTTGCACGATCAATAAAACAACCAACTCTGGGACCAGTAACATAGATATGAAAGCTATCACCAGCTTCGCCATTAATGTTACCAAGATGTGCAATGTTACCCTTTACTTTTGCATTAGGGTATAACATGGCAACAACTTCCCCCATGCGCTGCTTGAGCGCATTATTTAATTCTGCCGTATCCATAAGACTATCCTTTCTTTTTAGATTTTATCTTAACAGGTTTGTCTGCAGTTTTACTATCTCGTACTGCATGATATTTATTTCTCTCAATCTTCCAAACCTTATCATTCATTGGCCAATACTTTTTTGTACTGAACCATAAGTAAGCAATACACAAGAATTCCTTGTATGCTTGTTCCTGTTCATCCACAGTGTAAACTTTCCACTGTGGCATCATTGGTTGTTCACTATTGATACCACAATTAATGATGCGTGGTGGTTTTTTTAAACCAAACTGCTTTTGATAACACTTAGCATAGAAAGCTAATTGTATCTTATATGAGTCCCAGAATGATGCTTTACCATTGCGGAACTTACTTGTTTTGTAATCAATGATAGCAAGACCATGTTCTTTGGTCACTGCTACAAGATCAGTGCGACCAGCAACGCCAACATCTTCATCGGCAAGCATAATCTCACTGCTGACACGTTCTGAGACCATATCATGATACGCTGGAGCAAATGCTTCAATGTATGGTGCTAGGTCTTGGTCAATTGTCATCTGTGGGAATATGTCTAATGCATCATGTAGGCGTGTGCCAAAGTCAGCTGCATCAGTACCCTTCTTGCTAGCAAGATCACTGATAAACTTCTTGTAGTTTTCAAGATCATCACCCTTGTATGGATGAGCAACCATGGCTTGAAACAATTGATCTTGTTTCCAAGTATCAAGTGCGCCATTAGCACGTTCCTTCAACACTGTTGTTATTGAAGGATATGCGTTAACTTCACGTGCTGACCTGAGATCCAGATCATGCGCTGAAGCAATAGTGCCATCGGTCACAGTGTACCAATGGCCTGATTGTGAGAAGAATGACATCTTAGAATGGATTCTCGTCTTCAGGTTGTGCTTGAGCTACAACTGGTTTGAGATCTGATGCCTTAACTTGTATACTTGGCAAGTGATGTTGCAAACCTTTGCGTTCAGCACTTATAAATATACTAGCTGCACATGATCTTAATTGTTCTGCATCCCATGGATCATTGCTTGTATCATTCATGTTCTTAATTAATACAGCTTGTTTGTAAGCCTGTTGATACAATGCTGCAATCTTACCTATTTCTTCATTGAAGTTAATTGATGCTGATGCATTAGACGCAGTTGGTGTGCTAGGTGTACCAACTGGCATGTGAATACCAGCAACACCAGCAGGAGCAGGAGCACCACCAGCTGATGATACAATAGTGAGCTTTGCTTTTTCACCAAGACTTACTTGTGGTCTGTCTTTGTATTGCGTGCGTTTAATTGCACCATAAAAGCTAACGATCATACCTTCATAGCGGATTGGATCTACGTTCCAGAATGATGCTTCGATCTTAGATGCATGATCTTGTGGATCAACTAAGATACATTTAGCGGAACCTTTACCTTGATATGGTGCTTTTGCACTTGTTACTAGTGCATTAAAAGAACCATCGACCCAAGTGTCTGGTTGTTGTGCGATAATACCTGCGATATTTGTTGTTTTAGCCATAACTGTTATAATTTAATTTTATGTTCTTTAAGTTTGTTTACCATTTCATCGATTACATAACCAGTTCGTTTGTAACTTTCTGGTACATGTTTCTCAATATATTCAAGTGTTACTGGATCTACAGAACACGAGAGAATCTTTCTTAATCCTTTGCCCAAACGTGGGCGACCTAGTTTTGTTTTTAGCATCTTTATTGTGAAGTTGAAATTACTGTGCAGCGTGTTGTTGGTTTGTTAGCTACTTTCATGAATCTTTCAATAGCAAGCTCTTCACTATCTGATTCGATCCATAAACAACCACCACATTTAACATACGCTGGTGGTTTTGATGGTTGGCCTTTATCTGTCCAAGGTACAACCATTTCATTAACATGCCATTCAATTTGATATCTCATTATTGTGATGAATTCACATCATGATCTATCACTGCTGAATTTGGGTTATCAAGGAATTCTCGTAATGCCTTGGTTGCTACACCAGCAAGGATGACATGCGGTTGCATGTTAGCTGGATTAAGGTTCTCATAGTTCAGTTCAGGAACAAACTTCACATCACTGATTATGGAACCCGTTGGTGACTCAGGTGTTGGTTTTAGCAATGCAATACGTATTGTAGCTTTGCCAACCAACATTGGGTTCTTTGGGTGGAATTGATCTTTCATCACGAGGAGGAATGCACTTTCTTGTAATAAGGTCAATATATATTTTATAAAAAATGTTTGCATTCTTATAATTTAATCACTTTTATTTAGGAACTATGAATGAAATAAACAAAATATCGGAACAAGAACTAAATAGATTATTAGCTGAATTATATGAGGAAATACCTGAAGAACCATATACTGAAGCTGAACTAGATGAACTAGCACGATTACAACATTTACAAAACAACAGATTTCGTGTACCACATGAAATATGAGCTTACCCCTTGGAAAACAAATTAAACTCTTATTAGATGAAATGACATACGATAAAAAAAGATTAACGATAGCAGAAGACCTACTCAATGAGGCATGGTGCCACATTTCGGATCAGGAATTAAAACAAAAGATTAGTGATTACTTAAAAGAAAACATATTGTCACGAGAATGAACCACGCAGACAAAGCAATTGAATTAGTACTTGGTGATCGTAATGCACATTATGGTACACCTATTGATGACTATACCAAGACTGCAAAGATATGGTCTGGTCTATTAGCACATAAACTTAAAGCTGAGATAACACCACAAGAAGCAGTCATTATGATGGTGGGACTCAAGCTCTCACGTGAGATGCATTTGCACAAAGAAGATAACATCATTGATGCACATGGTTACCTATTATGCCTTGAGTGGATACAATCAGGTAAGCGTCCAACAAAGGTTTAACATGGAAGACAAACTAATTGATATACCTGACAAGTATCAGATTGAGTGGGAAGGCATGCCTGAATTTGTTCAAGAGCCACAGAAACCATTTGCCAAAATCATTGTGAGATTTGAGACAGAACAAGATTTGCAAGACTTTTCTAAACTGATCGGCCAAAAGCTAACGCCAAAAACAAAGAGCATATGGCACCCACAACTGATTCGTGGTAAGAACGCTGGACTCAGATATACTGATGCAACCTAAGTATCCAGTCTACGTGATTAGTAAGGGTCGCTGGAACGTGCGCTTAACAGTGCGTGCATTGGAGCGCATGAGTTGTAAGTATTCTATCGTGGTTGAGCCACAGGAATACAATAACTATGCTGAACACATTGATAAGCGTAACATATTGGTATTACCATTCAGCAATTTGGGTCAGGGTAGCATACCAGCACGCAATTGGGTGTGGGAGCATAGCATGTCACTCGGCCATGATAAGCACTGGATTATTGATGATAACATTGAGGACTTTAATAGGCTCAATAGGAACATGAAGCCAGTGGTGCGTACACCAGCGATCTTTAGGGCTGCTGAGGACTTTGTGGATCGCTACACAAATGTAGCAATTGCTGGATTCAATTACTATTCATTCTGTAAAACAACTGAAAGGATACCGCCATACTACCTGAACACACGTATCTATTCATGTATTTTAATTGATAATAAGATACCTTACAGATGGAGAGGTAGATACAATGAGGACACTGACTTGAGCCTGCGTGTACTCAAGGATGGTTACTGCACTGTGCTATTTAATGCATTCCTTGCTGGCAAGGTGACCACCATGCGCATGAAAGGTGGCAACACTGATGAACTGTACCAAGGTGAGGGCAGAAAGCTTATGGCACAGGCATTAGTGGACATGCACCCTGATGTGGTCAAGATGACATGGAAGTTCAACAGATGGCATCATCAGGTTGATTACAGGCCATTTAAAGCAAATAAACTGTTAAGAAAGCCAGATGTAGTTGTGCCAAAAGGCATTAACAATTATGGTATGATATTAACAAATCATGAGCCTAAACCACAAACTCAACCAACCATTCAGCATAGGTGACAAAGTATGGTTACATGACAGATGTAGTCCAAGCGGTATGATTGTGAAAACAGTTGATACCAGATATGAAAGGATGTATATGGTTGAATGGAACGATGGTGACTGTGATGAGTATTATGACTTTCAGTTAACAAAAGATCGTCCAGAAAAAGATTTAACATTAATAAACATAGACGATTAACATGAACACAACACCAACAATATTGGCTACACTGATTGCGTTAGCCGTAGTACTTGTTTTAATTAAACTACCAAGAGATCCACAACTATGAGTGCTGGCAAAGGCGACCGCCCAAGAAACTGTTACAGTAACCAATTTAGAAACAATTATGATGAGATCTTCAGGAAGCCTCAAAAGAACAGGAACGTTGAAGCGCACACCGTTGAGACGAGTCAGCAAGAAACGAGCAAAAGAGAACAAACTTTACAGCGTATTAAGGACAGAGTATCTTCAGCTACACACCAACTGTAAGGTGTGTGAGGATCAGGGTCATGTACCAGTGCGTAAAGCAACTGAGATACATCATATGAACAAGCGCTATGGTTCACGTTTGAACGACATGACCATGTGGTTACCAGTGTGTCATGCATGCCACATGATGATTGAAGATGATAAAAAGAACGCACGTGAAGTGGGTTACTTGATGGATATTTGATTTATTTATAATTTAGTGCTTGCAATGTGTGGGGAATGTGTCATGCCTATTAACATTCTCCTATGAATACATATCAAACATTACAGTTCGACAATAATCAAAAAATACTAAAACAGTTGTACTTGCCTGATGCTATCAAGAACAACTTCGTACTAGCTTTCGCTAGATACATGAACGCACTAAATGATATTAGTGGTAATGAAGATCAACATGTTCACACCATGCTCGACAATGCAGGTATTGATGACATCAGACGTGACATATTATTCATCATGCAAAAATTGAAACGTTTTGAGAACACACAGTGTGCAGTGCGCATTGATGCTAAAGGATCATTTTACGTGGGGGACAAATAAAATGGACGACATACAATTGGACATCATATCGGAACACGAGCTTGATCAATTGTTTGCAAGCTATGGCCTGAACCGCCCAAAAAGAATCAGCACAGAGATACGTAACGTGATGGAACTATTACAAAGTAATGCTAGCAACTTGCCCGACAACCAAGAAAGGCACATCACCACATGAACCCTTATGCCGTATGGGTGCCCACTAACACTGGGCACTACTTGCTAACATTTCCTGACATGGACGCAGCATTCATCTTTGTGGTCAAGTTTGGTGGTGGCCTCAAGGTCATCGAGAACACTTATGAGACATTCTAACATGAACACGACAAAAACAATAACATGGGAAGATGGTACAAGTGTGACGATTGATACATTAAACAAGCCAGTTGGTTACAAGTGGTTTGGTGATGTACGTGACAAGCGTGAGTTACCACTAGCAAGTGACTGGCGTAGATACTGGGGCAATAGTAACGGCACAAAAGATAGGTACTTTTCGCCCACGACAAACAGTGCCTATGAATGGGACAGTGGTGACTGAAAATCGCCCACAATGAACCAAGTACGTAAGATCATACTATCAGCACAACACTTAGCATACGCACTAAGTGTCGGTGATGCACGTCAGGACTCAGCTGAGGCAAAGCGTAGTGTCAGTGCCTTCCCTGAAGATTATATTGGTCAGTATCGTGACAATCATCGCAATGCTTCATGTGCTGAACTAGCTGCATCACAAGCACTAAACATACAAACAAGCCTTGGTTGTGATGTTTACAATGTGCCTGATCTTGATGGGACATGCATTGATGTACGCTGGTCACGTCACAAAGATAAATGCAAGGTGAAGCAACGTGACATTGATAACGACAGGATCATTGTGAGTGTAACAGGTAACTATCACGAGAACATGTGGCATGTGCAGGGTTGGCTCTATGCATCAGAAGCACCAATAATTGGTAACAGTTCTGATCCACATGACGGCAAACCACCATGCTGGTTCATTAACAGTAACAGTTACAGAGACTTAACAACATTAACAAGCAACATATACAAATTATGACAATAACATCAATGGCTACCATGATACCCCTAACCGCCACAAAAGGCCGTAAACTCAAAAGAAAGGGCACTAGCGCATGAATCAGGTACCACTCATAGAACACTTACATAACCGCATTGCCAACCTTGAGGATCACATTGATACACTTGAGATACATAATGAGGCACTGCTACAGGAAATACTGCGACTGGAACAACTTTTGTCAGGTAAACAACCAACTAACAACAACTAATAAAATGAAAGAAAAATATAACATAGAACTAGAAGCATCAGAAATAATGGGCAGATTAAGTGACAACCTCTACCATACCTACACGATATATGCCACAGTTACAGACAAACCGTCAAAAACTGTTATTATTGGTGTCATAGAGCTTAATAAAGGTGAGTACCAAATACAATTCATGGGTAGCTCAAAAGATTATGGTATCACTAGCAACGGCATCAATGTTATTGGCAACATGCTTGATACATTAAACATTGCACTAAAAGCACTTAACAGAAAACCATGAAGCCAAAATCGCCCAAGAAGAACACCGATGTACAGGAAGGCTACGACTCATTCGATGAAACAATGGCATCACTAAGAAACAACATAGCCACACAGATACTAGAACGTAACCTGAGACTAGTTACCAACCTAGTAAATAAATCAGAAA